TTATGCTCGCCTTAACAACAGGCTTGCACAACGATCTCGGTGCACTCCATGAAGTTCCACCTCGCGAGACCGAACGTGATGTTAATTACGTAAGGAATCGCACGAAACGTGAAAACGTCTCGTTTCTCACAAAAACGCTTCCGAATCTAGGTAAAGCGCTAGACAGCGCTCTCCTATCCGGAACCTTCCAATGCCCAAGCGCCTTCAAAAGGCACAAGAGCACGAATCTCCCTTGCTATATGCAATGGTTTTTCAGAAGGATCTTTTGTGAGGATGGTACTTTACTGGAGAACCCTGATATCCAAGTAATAAAGGATGTCAGGCAAGTTGCGTACTTGTTTTACAAGTATCAACTACCGTACCCTGATCACCTAGTCACTACGTCGATCCAAGAGTTTATTAACGATGATAACAATATCAAATCGTTGAACTCAGACGTAGAAACCCAATCCACTCTTTATTACGCACAGGAGGTAATTAATGAAATTCTTAAAGATTTTCAAATTGCTACCAAGCGTCCTAAGAATGGTCCGGGAAGTGTTGCCAACGCTCTCAAGCCTTGGCAAAGGTATAAGCCGTCTAGGTATTACAAATCCCTGGATACGCTCATTCCTTATGATCGCTTCTATTTTGTTAGCGATCGTCACTTATTTGATTGCTGGAGTCTTTGGTGGGAATTGGAACACGGACTCGAGGGTAGAGCAAAACTTATTGCCGTACCCAAAGATTCACGTGGCCCAAGGCTTATATCCTCGGAGCAATCCGAGTATATGGCCTACCAACAATGTTTGCGGAGAGAACTTGTTCCGCACATTGAAGCCAATCGACTCAGTGGAGGCCGAGTGTGTTTCGCTGACCAAACGGTTAACGGACAACTCGCCCTTCGAGCATCCAAAACCGGAGATTATGCTACGCTCGATTTGAGCAAGGCATCTGATCTCTTGTCCTTGGACCTCGTAGACGCTTTGTATGAGGAGACGGCTATTCATCAATATTTGATGAATAGTCGTTCATCTTCTACGAAAACGCCACTGGGCAATCAAATTTTGCGCAAATTCGCACCGATGGGATCAGCACTTTGCTTTCCCATTCAAGCCTTAACTTACTACGCTTTAGTGGTAGGTAGGCTGGTTGCAAATGGCGCAAGACTAGGCGATGCGGCTCACATGGTGTACGTTTATGGGGATGATATTATTGTCCCCACTAAGTACGTCCATGAGGCGATATCCGTTCTCGAGTCAGTTGGACTCAAGATAAACGTCGCCAAGAGCTGCTTCACAGGCAAGTTTCGAGAGTCTTGTGGGGTCGACGCCTACAATGGTGTAGACATCACGCCCATAAAGATCAAGAAACTTTGGAACACGAAGCCTGATGTGCAGACTATTGTATCATGGGTAGCCATTGCAAACAGTTTGTTTGAAAATGGATTTTGGAGAACGTCTGATATAATTAGACGCAAAGTCGAAGGT